GATTAGCCGAGATTTAAGGGGCAAGTATATTTGTATTTACGGTTTACCAAAAGTTGGGAAAACGACCCTTGCTTGTCAATTTCCTAAAAATCTATTACTTGGCTTTGAGCATGGTTGGAATGCCATTGCTGGCGCGAAGGCTGTTGATATAACAAAATGGTCTGACTTTAAAAGGGTTTTGCGCCAGTTGGAAAAACAAGAAGCTAAAGAAATGTATGATACTATAACTATTGACACAGTTGGTATCGCCTGGGAGCTTGCAGAGCAATATGTCTGCGGTCAACACGGCGTCCAAAAGATTAATGATGTCCCATGGGGACAGGGCTATAAGGACTTAGCCAAAGAATTTGAAAATTCTATCCGTAAAATAACGCAGTTGGGATATGGGCTGGTTATTATTGCTCATGTAGACAAAAGAGTGGAGATGACTGCAGAAGATAATGAGATTGAGATACTTGGACCTGCTATACCGAAGAGAGCTTATGCCATAGTGAATCAACTTGTCGATATAATTGGATATATCGCCGTAACATGGAATGAGAAAGGCGAAAGTGAGCGGTGGTTATATACTCGTAAAACCCCGACCATTATGGCAGGTTCACGTTTTCCACACCTAGCAGAAAAAATTAAGTTTGGCTATGCCGAACTGACGGAGGCTCTAAATGATGCTATCGATAAAGCAGAGGCACTAGATGGTGCCACAGTTGTTGATAGGTCAGTTCCAATTGTGGATATCGAACTAAATTATGATGATATCAGAAAAGAAGCTTCAGAGCTTTGGAGCAAGTTAGTTACAGCAGATGAAAATAATGCCAAAATTATTTTAAAGAAAGTTGAAATGAACTTTAATAGAAAAATGAAGTTAAGCGAGATTACCGAAGACCAAGTTGAACCCTTTTATAGTGTTTTGCTTGAAATGAGAGAAATGGCAAGTAGATTAGATGCTTAACAAGTAAAAATAAGTAAAGGGGAAAGGCGAATTATTAGCCTTTCCTTTTTAAATTTGCAATTTTTTGAAAATTATGGTATACTATAAGTAGAAAGAAAAAGTTTTATTTTTTTCCTTATCTAAAATATCTTATATAAAGGAGAATGTGTCATGGCTAAGAGACCTACTGTACTGTGTCGAGAGTGCAGGCAGCGTTTTCAGAGAGATGATTTAGTTGAAGGCGTAGATTGGGTAATGCCCTCTAGGAATTGGTTTTATCACAAAGAATGTTATGACACTTGGGTAAACAAAAGAAAGAACGGTAAAAACATCACAGAGCAAAAAAAAGATGAGGAGTACCGATTAGAAATTTTTGACTATCTCTCTAGAAACTTAAAAGTGCCCTTTAACGGAGCTGTTGTCGATTCACAAATGAAAACAATGTTAAAAAAAGGTCGAACACTTAAAGGTATTTTATTCTCACTTATCTATTGGTATGACATCAAACAGAATAAATGGAATCCAAAGTATGAAGGTATTTGGATGGCAGAGTTGGTGTATGATCAGTCTAGAGCTTATTGGCAAGAAAGAGTCCACAAACAAAGCGACATCCTTGAAAAAATTGAAGAACAGATTAAGACCTTCCGTGAACTACCTCGAATTCCTGTTAAAAAACAAGAGAAGAAAAAATGGAAGAGTCGTATGATAGGGGTGGATGGGGTAGAAGATGAATGAGAAAAATGACGTAATTCAAATTATAGGCAGTTTAATGAAAAAACCTAGTCTTTTGAGTCAAACTGACAAGTATAGTTTAAGTATATCAGACTTCTCAACGAATTTTGAGAGGTATCTTTTTGACTGTATAGAAGGGTTGTATTACAATGGAGCAAATAAAATTAGCGTCATCGACATAGAGAATAGTCTTAGCTCCAACGCGGTAGCGCTGAAAATATTTGAACAAAACAAAGGACATGAGTATTTAGAAGATGCTGAAGAATTTGCGGAAGTGGAGAACTTCGACTATTATTATGGGCATCTTAAGAAAATAAACGCTTTAAAAGACCTAGAGAAAGAAGGGACTGCGACAGAAGACTTTTATTGTCCAGACCTAACTAAGCCTAATGCTATAGAAATCAATAAAAGGTTTGAACGATTAACTTTGCCAGAGATTTTTGACGAAGCTAAGCGGAAGATTTTAAAGGTTGAGAGAAAATATACTAACGACTCTATTTCCGAAACAAAAAATGCGTATGAAGGTATTGAAGACATAATTAACGCAGCTTATGTTGGAGCGGACATCGGGCTTCCCGTCCAAGGCAAGCTATTGAATATGGTTATGGGCGGCGCCAGAAGGTCAACTTTTGCAATTCGAAGTGGCTCGAGTGGGTTGGGGAAGACTAGAGGAATGGTTGCGGACGCCTGCTTTTTAGCTTTCCCCTTTCGCTTTAATACATCAACCTGTCTATGGGAGCAAAAAGGTAGCGCAGAAAAAGTTTTGTTTATTGCAACAGAACAAGGTCCTGCTGAAATTCAAAAGATGATTTTAGCTTATCTAACTGGGATTAATGAGTCTAAGTTCCGATATGGTCAGTTCACCGAACTGGAAGAAAATATTATCAAGCAAGCTCTCGTAGTGTTGAAAACTTATCAAGAAAACTTTCTCATTACAAAGATGCCCTCCCCCACTAACGAACTTTTAAAAAGCTTTATTAGAGAGAAGTGTATATTAGAGGGGATTACCCATGTTTTCTTTGACTATATATCTATAACTCCTTCTTTAATTCAAGAGTTTAAGGGGCTTAGCTTGCGTAATGACGAGCTGTTATTAATTCTATCTACTACCTTAAAGGACATAGCAAGTGAGTTGGATGTGTTTGTTATGTCAGCAACTCAAGTGAATGCTTCAGCAGATCAAAACAAGGATATCCGTAACGAAGCAAGTCTTGCCGGAGGTCGGTCAACAATTAATAAAGCTGATTATGGTTTTATTATGGCGAGACCAACAGCAGAAGAGTTAGATGTTCTTGAACCAGTAAGTGCGAAGTTTGGAGTTGTTCCAAATGTAGTGACTGACGTTTTTAAAGTCCGTGCTGGGGAATGGACTCAAGTTCGTATTTGGAGCTATTTCGATCTTGGAATATTGCGAAAAGAAGATTTGTTTATGACGGATAGCCGATTAAATGTTGTGGACATATCTAATAGTTTCGTCTTTGATTATGAGAACTGGGAATCGGAAGAGTATATGAAGATATTAGATGAACTTAATGAAGGGATGGTAGTATGAGTTTAGAGTATAAGAAGATAGTAGATAATTTAAACACTGAAAGAGTTATTAATTTAATGAAAGGATTGGGAATAGATCGATATGAAGAAACAGACACAGCTTTACTCTTTCCAACTATTTGCCACAACGAGTCCGCGCCGGACTCTAGTTTGAAACTATACTTCTACAAAAATACTCACTTATTTTATTGCTATACGGAATGCGGCGCACAATCAATTTTTACATTGCTAAGGAATTATTATGAAACTCGCGGCATGGATTATAACTGGTTTGGAGATATTTACGAACGGGCGCGCAGTTGTGCTGATCTTTTTTTCTCGGAAGGTTTTGAACCAACTCCACCAGTTCGTTTGCGCGAGCGCTATAAACGTAAGACAAGAGATGTTAAGTTGGAGGTTTACAATAAAGGCGTGTTAGCGGTCTTTCACAAACAATACCCAATTGAGTGGCTGCAGGACGGCATCTCAAAAGAGGCAATGGATAAGTTTGGAATCCGCTACTCTATCTCTCAAAACAAAATCATTATTCCTCACTACAACATACAAAATGAGTTAGTTGGGATTAGAGGTCGCGCGCTTAATAAAGATGACCTTATTTATGGTAAGTATATGCCGGTACAAATCGAAGGCTTTTGGTACTCCCACAAACTTTCTTTAAACCTATATGGGTTAAACATTAATTTAAAAAACATTAAAAAAAATAAGGTAGTCTACTTATTTGAAGGAGAGAAATCAGTTTTACAATTCGAAAGCTTTAAAAGAGACAATTGCGCCGTTGCGGTTTGTGGTAGTAACTTCAATAAATATCAATTAAACCTATTATTGAAAAACTGCTATCCTAAAGAAATTATTATCTGTTTTGATAAAGAGGAAAAACCAGGCAGTGATGAATATTTTAACAAACTATATCAACTAGGACAAAAATACTCTCATTATTGTAACTTCTCATTTATTTACGACAGAGAAAATTTGTTAGAACAGCAAGACTCTCCTTCAGACAAGGGAGAGGAAGTTTTTGATAAATTGCTAGAAAAAAGAGTAATTGTTAGATAGAAAATAAAATTGAACCAAGGAGATTATTAAATGAAATATAACTTAGTTAATAAAAACTTTAAGGAGAATTATAGTAGAGAGCTATTGAAAGCTAGAGGGGTAACTGATTTTGAATCTTTCTTTAACCCTAGTGAAAAACTGCTCCAATCTCCATTTGACCTAGATAACATTTCAGAGGGAATACAGTTTATTCAAGACACTATAAATACAGAATTACCTTATGCATTAGTAGTTGATTGTGATGTTGACGGATACACCTCTGCTACAATCATCTACCAGTATTTAAAATGTCTTAACCCCGAAAAGGAGATTGTTTA